GCCGTGTAGTCGTGCGACACGGCCAGGCGCCGCCCCTCCGCCACGTCGGCGTTCTGAACCCCGTAGGGCGCTCCGTGGCTGGCCCGGGCCTCGACGTCTTCCTTGCGTTGGATCGTCGCGCCGAACCTCCGCTCCAGTTCCGCGATCCGGCGGAAGCCGAGGGGCATGATCTCGCGCAGAGTGGCCCACTGGTCGGGACTGCCGAAGATACAGAACGCGCAGCTCACGCGCCCGAACCCTGCGCGGTAGGCGGGGTGCGGGACGACGCCCCACCGACGGATCGCGTCCCACACCTGCGCGGTCGTCCAGTGGTGAACGGGCCGCCACCGATCAACGTGCCGCTTGCCGGGGAGGCTGGGCCGGTCGGGCTCGAGGGCTTTGTAGCGCGCCCGGCCCGGACTCTCCTCGGCGCGCTCGCCCGACACGACCAGCGTGCGCCTGCCAACGAACCGCTCCTGGTTCCGTAGAGCGGCCGCTCCGACGTCGATCTTGAGGTAGGCGCTGCACCACCGGACCTTCAGGTCCGCAGCCACCTGCGGAAACCGCATGCGCGTGCCGGGCTTCCCGCGCTCGCCGCCCGACTGGCGCACGGAGCCGTCCGGCTCCTCCCAGGCGGTCGGGGCCGTGAGCGCGCTCTCACGCGTCATTTCGCGCAGGAAGCCGCCCACCTTCCAGGAGAAGTAGAGCGGGATCCGAAGCGCAGCCGCGACCGCCCGCACGCAGGCCGTGGTGATCGGCCAGTCCATGAAGGGCTGCTGGGCCTCGCGTCCGTCCACGTCGTGGTGCCACAGCTCGATCGCGCCTTCGGCCAGCAGATCGCGCCCCTGCTCGCGGCCAAGCTCGACGACGCACTTGACGCGACTGACACGGTCGCTGTCGTCGTCAAGCCAGCTCCGAAGGACGGCGAGACGTTGACCATTGACGTGCCGTGCCGAGACCGCAAGGCCGAGAGGGAATCTATCACGATCCCCAACTGGAAAGCACGACTGACTGCGGTCGAGATAGTCATGAAGGTCCACGGCCTACTGCGCGAGAAGCGCGAGATAAGCGGGCCCGGCGGTGGGCCCATCCAGCTCGCAGGACTGAGCGATGATGATATCCTCCACCTCCGCGAGATTGCCGCCAGGGTTGCCGCACGAGCTGCTGAACCTCAGTAGCATCGAGGCAGAGATACAGCGGCGCGGTATCTGTCGCGTGCCCGAGTTCTGGACATCGCAGGCTCACTCCTCGATCCGCACCCAGGCTGGCGTGGTTCCATTCCAGCCGTTCCCCTGGCAGCAACAGTTCATTGACGGTATCACCCGGCGCGAGCTCGTGCTGAAGAGCCGCGATGTCGGCTCCTCCGAGATCTGCGTCCGCTGGTTTGTGTGGCAGGCACTGCGGCACGGTGGTAACGTGCTCGTCAAGGCCGACAAGCACCAGAACGCCATCAACCTGGTGCAGATGGCGCGCCAGTACCTGATGAGTCTGCCCGTGGGTGAGCGCCCACGGCTCACCACAGACAACGAGACCGAGCTCGGCCTGGCGTCTGGCGTCACGATCCGCGCGCTAGCCCGTGGCGGTGGCCGCTCCGAGCGCTGCCGCTACATGCTGTTGACGGAGCGTGCCTTCTGGGAGGATAGCGCCGACGAGGTAGCCGATGTCACGGGCGCCCTGGTTGCCGATGGCTGGCTGATAGTCGAGAGCACGGCCAACGGGTACAACGAGTTCCACGCGCTGTGGGTTGACACAACCAACGGCTACAGACGGACATTTGTCGGTCGGGCTGACAACCCTACGCACACAGCGCAGTGGTGGGAGGACAAGCGATCGGAGTTGGCCGCGAGCCCGCACCTGCTGCCGCAAGAGTACCCGGAGACGGCACGTGAGGCATTTGTCGCTAGCGGCCTCTGCGTGTTCGACAAGGAACGTATCCTGACAGCACGGGAGTTGTGCATACCGCCGATCGAGGTCCGAGACAACGGCCTGGTGCGTGTGTGGGCTAAGGCGCTCCCTGGCCGGCGCTACGTGGCCGGCGCAGACGTCGCCGAGGGGCGCGACATTGGCAACCAGAGGCTGGACTATTCTGGAGTGGCAATCTACGATGCCACCACATTGGAGCACGTCGCCGATCTGCACGGGCAGATACCGCTAGACGTGTTCCCTGCTAAGCTGGCTGCACTCTGCACCGAGTACAACGCCGCCCTCCTGGGTGTCGAGCGCAACAACCATGGGCACGCGGTGCTGCTGAGCCTGCGGACACTCGGATACCAGAACCTCTACCGCCACACGGACGAGACGACGATCACCACAGGCCAGCATCCACGCCCCGAGCTGGGTTGGCCATCGACCACGGTTACCAAGCCGGTGCTGGAGAAGGAGCTGGCGACGCTCATTCAGCAGGGCGCACTCCGTAGCTACGATGACGCATTCTGGGACGAATGTCTGTCGTATGTACATTTGGGGAATGGGCGTACAGGCGGACAGGCCGGGTGTCACGACGACAGGGTCATCAAGCACGCGATTGCGGTCATGATGCGCAAGACGCAGCCATTGCCGGCGAGCATACAGTCGGTGGCACCGAAGTGGGTAGGGATACCTGGAGGTGAGGAGAGGCGAGAGACGGCGTTTGACAGGGCCAGGAAGGCGAAGGCAGCCCCCATAACGATGAGCTCCGGTGGGACGTTGAAGAGGAGCTCAGCTCCCAAGCT